TGATGAAAGATATACTTAATGACAGAAGCGGAACTTAAACACTACTTAGAAAAGTACAAAGAACACGAAGCACGTATGGCTACTACTAATGAACGTAATGCCTATTGGAGACAGTACAATGAATCTCGAAGATCTAAAGAAACTAGCAGGGATTAGTGAATTTAAAGGTTATACAGAGTACACCTTAGAAGATTTTAGTGATGCTGCTAATGCTAATCGAAAAAAAGAACGTGAACAAAATATCAAACCAGGCGATGAAGAATGGTTTAAACTTTGGTTTAGTCAGCCTAAGATGCAAGGCAAAGGTTTTCGTGGCAGGAAATGATTGTAGAAACAAATTTTGTTTACGATAAACTTGTTAAAAAATTACAATATCCGCAAGCACCAATTCCAAACACTATGTTTGAAATAAACAGTAATAATCATCAACTTATCGATAAACTTGCAGAATACAACGCCTATGAATTTGGCGATTATGCATTAACATTAAACAAGAGAATAACTTATGAGTGTAAACACATTCCTGCACAAGATAAGCCCTTAGAAGCAACAGGTTTATTTGTAATAGTAACTGATTACATGTCATTGCTTGATGCAATTTACTTTGAACGTCCTTTTTTGTATTTTGGCGATGCAGGATTTAGTGCAGATTTACAAAGTCAAGGATACAAATTATACAACAAGATAATAGACTATAGTTTTGATAGCGAAACAAACATAACCAAACGTATGCAAATGTTTATTGATCAAATTCTAACATTACACAGATATACAAATCCTATTGTCTTGATGAAATCATTAAATAAAGAAAGAATACATAATAGGAAGTGGCTATTTCAATTAATCGATGCTGATAACAAAATTAATACTCCTACACATTTAACACTAAATACATTACAGAAATTTAAGAAGCTATTATGAACTTACAAGACTTATTAGAAGACGGCAGAATTGTCAAAGGTGTTAACACAACAGTAGATGTTGATGTTGATCAAATACCTGTAGAAGCAAAGAAGTTAGGCAACGATGTTAGTATTAATGGTGTGCCGCCGTTCCTTAGGTCTGATGGTAAGTTAAAGGAAGCACGTTATACAGCGTATGAATGGAGTATAATTGAAGGCGGACACAGTTTAGAAGAGCCAGAGGCAAAACCTAAACTGTTTGATTTCGATAAATACTAATATGTTATTAAGAGAGTTTACTAGACCTGAATTTATAGTGTGGGAAGCACATATACGTGTACGCAGTCGTACATACAGTCAGGCTATAAAAATTAAAATTACTGCAAGAACAAAACAAGAAGCACATAAATTAATAAAGGCTCAATATGGGCCTACTACACAACTAATTTATGTTAGGAGATCCTTGTGAAAATAAATGAAATTACAGAACAACGGGTTGACGAAGTAGCACCAGTAGTAGCAGCAGCAATATGGTTGATTAAATTTGCAATAGCACGTGGAGCATGGCCTGTTATTAGATGGCTGTTAAAAAGACACGGTGGGAAAATTGGTGCAGGAGCAGCCGCAGCATATTATATCGACCAAGGTTGGGATTGGGTAATATCTCAAATTGGCGAAGAATATGCACAGATGCTTATTGATAATAAATTCACTATTGCAATGGCAGTAGCACTTATACTAGGTGCAGTTGCTCTTAAAAAGTTTGTAGAGAGAAAAGGTGAAGAACTAGTAACCAAATACCAAGAAGAAACTATGAGCGAAGAATACAAAAAAGGCAAAGCAGGACAATGGACAAATAAAAGTCCTAAAGCAAACCGTCCAGCTAAAGTAGGCGATTTAGTAGGAGGTAGTGCATGAAGATTAACGATATATTGACCGAAACTAGTGCAGGAGATGTTGCAGTAGCAGTTGGAAACATAGGACCTGTAATTAAACGTGGCAAATATGGTGCGCCCGAAGCACCACAGAAAAAAGATAAAAATGGCACAGTAGTAAATGCGTTAGATCAAAACACAAATCTAATGGGTCATAAGAAAAAACGATAAATAATAGCAACAACTCCGGAGAGAAGATAATGGCTAAAGATACACACTGTTCAGATAAATGTTGCGGCGCTGACGTTAAAGCAGAAGACTGCACATGCAAACCAAGTTGCGAACACTGCAACTGTAATTCAGTTGACGAGTCACTTAGACCATCACACGCCAAAGAGTTGAGAAACAAAGAACTTAACAAGGGCAAAGGTGCACCAAAATCAGGCAAAACAACTGGTCCTGATGATTATGATTTCTTGAAGTATAAAAACAAAAAGAAAGCCAACGAAGGCCTTGCTGATATGGCAGACATAACAGAACGTGATCACGAAGTGCAAATGGCACGTGCCGAACTATACAAAATTGCAAAATATGCTCTTAAGTTACACGATATGCTAAAAGGTGTTAGTGAAGCTGAAGGCATCGAAGGTTGGATGCAGAGTAAAATTACAAAAGCAGCAGACTATATGGGTAGTGTATACCACACAATGGACTACGATATGGCCACAGAAAGCAAAGTAACTCACAAAAATACAATGACCGAAGCAGATGCTAGTGCATACAAAAACAGTCTTGCTGAACGTATGTCTCAAAAAAAAAGCAAGTAACTGAGTTAGACGCTGACACACTCGACAGCTATTTGAGCAAAGCTGAAGATGACGTAAACCACCGCGATCCTAAAGATCCTAAACGTGCAAAACGTAGAGCCTACATGAAAAAAGCAGCAACACAACTGTCGAGAAAATAATACATGTTTGAAACACATATCTATGATTGGATAAATGGTTTTCTAAGCATACCACACAACACGTTTAATGATTTACCACCTTGTCCGTTTGCAAAACAAGCAATGTTGGATGACAAAATTAAATGTGTAGAAATAAAAAATACATTCAATCTTAGTATGTCAGAATACTTTATCTCTGAACTAGAAAACTTTAGTTATCACTGGCCTGGAAAAAAAGAAGTAGTAATACTAGGCTGCGATCCTAAACTTATTACCAGCGACGATTTATCCGATGCAATTGAACACGCTAACAAAAAATTCTTGCACAAAAGAGGATATATAGCGTTAGAAGATCATCCAGACGAGATTGAATTAGTTAAAGACGTAGTATTAAACAATGGCAAGTATGCAGTTGTTTTCCTACAAAATGTAAATAAGTTAAATACTGCAAGAACAGCATTACAGAAACAAAACTATTATGTAAACTGGGATGCCGAATATTATGCAGATGTAGTTAATGAGTAGTAGAGTAGATTTAGAAAAAACAAAATACAAACAGATAGAGTTTAAACTACTATCTGACGAACACTTTCTTGAATGCGAACATATATACAAACAATATATAATATACAAAAAGTTTGATACAATTTACCCTATATTTAGAGAAGACTGGAGTCACGCTAGAATATTTGGATACTATCACAATGATAAATTAGTAGCATGGAGTTCATATTATGAATATCCAAGCAAAAAAACATGCCATGCAGATCAGTTTGCATGGAACTACGAGGATCCATCATTAAAGTTAGGTTATAAAAGTTTGCGTAGCGAATGTGCATACTACAAAGAACAGGGATTTAAGTATTTGATACTAGGAGACTTGTACAGCTACAAGCAAGAGCTTAAAGGATTCGAAGCAATAAACTTAGATTCACCAGATGCATTTGAGACTTGACTAATCATATATAATCGTATATAATCAGCTATATAATCAAAGGAGTATTGCATGAGCGATAGAGTTTACGGCCAAGAAGAAAAAGCAAAACTAGAACGTCTGGTTAAAGAAGGCGTAACAGTACTGCAAGAAGTTGAAGATCTCAATGCAGGGCTAAAAGAAACTGTCAAGGCAGTTGCAGAAGAACTGAATGTTAAACCTTCACTAATCAACAAAGCTATTAAAGTTGCACAGAAACGTGACTGGAGTCGTGTTGCTGACGAATACGAAGACTTAGAAACCATTGTTGCTACAATTGGGTACGACGAAGACTAAGTAATGTTGTAATAGCAGGAGAAAACATGAAACAAGGTAAAATTAACGTATGCTGGCAAGGACAACAATTTTATAGTTTGCCATACGAAAGTGCAGGCGGCTACGGCGGCGACGAGTATATTAAATATGGACATGATCCGTATAAAGTTATTATCAACAATGACGTTTATGTTGGTCCTAAAGAAATTATGCCTGAATTTTGGAAAGGTGTAGTTGAGCAGTTACCAGATCACGATCATTTTGAAGTAGCAATTTATAGAACGCCGCCTGCTAATATTCTTCCTTTACACAAAGACATGTATGCAAACTTTATGAAGATGCACAACATTACAGATGTTAATACTATTACACGTTACATTGTATTCTTAGAAGATTGTAAACTAGGACACTACTTTCACGTAGAAGACACATGCTTGTGTGATTGGAAAAACGGCGACTGGATCAGCTGGACAGGCAGTGCGCCACATGCTGCATACAACATGGGAATTGAACACCGTTTTACAATGCAAGTTACTGCCTTTGATAGGTAGACAAGACAAAAATAACGTGTTATAATAAACTTCAATCTAAAGGAGTATAAATGCCGTACGTTGATGCATTTTTTGATAGAGACGCTGATATTATCCGTGCGGTAGAACGCAAAGATGGTAAAAGGCATTTCCACGAATACCAAGCAAAGTACACTTGGTACTATGAAGACCCACGAGGCAAATACAAAAGTATTTTTGGCGATACGTTACAACGTGTAGTATGCAAAAGTACCAAAGACTTTCGCAAAGAACTTGCAATTAACAAAGACAAGAAAAAGTTTGAAAGCGATATCAATCCAATCTTTCAATGTTTGAGTGAAAACTATCTTAATCAAGATGCACCTAAACTAAACGTAGTGTTTTGGGATATCGAGACTGACTTTGATCCAGAGCGAGGCTTTGCTCCTGTAGAAGATCCGTTTATGCCTATTACTGCTATTACAGTATACTTGCAATGGCTAGGTATGCTGATTACAGTTGCTATGCCACCTAAAGGGTTGCCAATGGAAGAAGCTGAAGCAATGTGTAAAGCACGTTGGGGCGAAACTTGCATACTATTTCCCAACAACGAAAAAGGCGAAGGCGAAATGCTGAGTATGTTCTTGGATCTCATTGAAGATGCAGACATTCACAGTGGCTGGAATAGTGAAGGTTATGATGTTCCTTATACTGTAAACCGTATTAAGCGTGTATTAAGCAGCGACGATACACGTAGATTTTGTCTATGGGGACAAAAGCCCAAGCGTAGAGAGTATGAAAAGTTTGGTAAGATGAGTGAAACATATGATACTATCGGAAGAGTACATATGGACTATCTCAACTTGTATCGCAAGTATACATATGAAGAACGTCATACATATAGACTAGATGCTATTGGTGAAATGGAAGTTGGTGAAAACAAGACTGTGTATGAAGGCACACTTGATCAGCTTTACAACAACGACTTTGAAAAGTTTATTGAATACAATAGACAAGACGTTGCACTGCTAGACAAACTAGACAAGAAACTGCGCTTTATTGATCTTGCTAATGAAATTGCACATGACAATACTGTGCTACTACAAACAACAGCAGGTGCCGTTGCAGTTACAGAACAAGCTATTGTTAACGAAGCACACAGACGTGGAATGCAGGTGCCAAATAGGTTACAACACGAAGGCAACACAGCAGCCGCTGGTGCTTATGTTGCGTTTCCAAAGAAAGGTGTGCATGAATGGATTGGTTCAATGGATTTGAACTCACTATATCCAAGTATTATTCGTGCATTGAACATGGCGCCGGAAACTATTGTAGGACAGATTCGTCCAGTATTAACAGATGAGTTTTTGCACAATGCAACTACACTAGAAAAGAAAAGTTTTGCAGGTGCTTGGGAAGGCAAGTTTGCTACACTAGAATATGATGCTGTAATGGAACAGCGCAAAGATGTATCGTTGCACTTGGACTTGGAAGATGGCACATCACATGTATTAAGTGGTGCAGAAATTTATAAACTTATTTTTGACTCACACAATCCTTGGATGCTAAGTGCAAATGGTACAGTGTTTACAACAGAGATCGAAGGTGTTGTACCCGGATTGCTAAAGCGTTGGTATAGTGAACGTAAAGAACTACAAGCAACTATGCGTAAAGCAATTGATGCGGGCAATGAAACAGAGATTGCGTTTTGGGATAAGCGACAACTTGTTAAGAAAATTAACTTGAACAGTTTATATGGCGCTATTCTTAATCCAGGATGTAGATTCTTTGATAAACGTATTGGACAATCAACTACACTTACTGGCAGACAGATTGCAAAGCATATGAGTGCAGAAGTCAACAAAATTATTACGGGTACGTATGATCATGTAGGCGATGCTGTTATATATGGCGATACAGACTCTGTATACTTTAGTGCATATCCTGCACTCAAGGATGATGTTGAAGCAGGTAAGATTCCGTGGGGCAAAGATAATGTTATTAAATTATATGATCAACTTTGCGAACAAGCAAACACTACATTTCCAACATTTATGATGGATGCATTTCATTGTCCACGTCCACGTAGCGAAGTTATTGCGGCAGCAAGAGAATGTGTTGCAGACACAGGCTTGTTTATTACAAAGAAGCGTTATGCTATACGTGTATATGACTTAGAAGGTGATAGAAAAGACAAAGATAGCCTAGGCAAAGTAAAAGCTATGGGCTTGGATTTGAAGCGTAGTGACACTCCTGTGTTTATGCAGGACTATTTGAAAACATTGCTTGACATGGTACTAGGACTAAAGCCCGAAAAAGAATTACTAGAAAGTATTACAGAGTTTCGACGTGAATTTAAAGAACGTCCAGGCTTTGAAAAAGGTTCGCCAAAACGTGCAAACAAAATCGGACACTATCAGCGTCTTGAAGAAAAACAAGGCAAGGCTAATATGCCCGGACATGTTAGAGCAAGCATCAACTGGAATACATTGAAACGTATGAATGGCGACAAGTATTCGCAAGACATTGTAGATGGCATGAAAGTTATTGTTTGCAAACTAAAGCAAAATCCGTTACAATATACTAGTGTTGCGTATCCAACAGACGAACTCCGTATTCCGGACTGGTTCAAAGAACTTCCGTTTGATGGCGATGCTATGGAAGAAGTTATTATTGACAACAAACTAGGCAACTTGATTGGTGTTCTAAATTATGATTTGGAAAGTACAAAACAAAACAACACATTTAGCACATTATTTGATTGGGATTAATATGAAAGTAGGATTTACATGTAGTACCTTTGATTTATTACACGCAGGGCACATTGGAATGCTGCGTGAAGCAAGGGCAAATTGTGATTATCTTATTGTAGGACTTCAAAGTGATCCTACAATTGATAGACCAGATACAAAAAACAAACCTGTGCAAACAATGGTAGAACGTTATGCACAACTTAATGCACTAAAATTTGTAGATGAGATTGTGCCTTATCAAACAGAACAAGACTTAATTGATATACTAGAACTGTTTCAAATAGATGTTAGATTCTTAGGTGAAGAATATAGAGAAAAAGAATTTACTGGCAGAGCTACTTGTGCCGCAAGGGGAATTGAAGTACACTTTAATAAACGTGAACACCGTTTTAGCACAAGTGATCTAAGAAGAAGGGTATGTGAAGTATGATGTGGATACTATTTGTTATTAGTACTACTGTATGTGTAGACGACAATTGCGAACTAAAATATACTCATTATGATATATTTAAAACAGAAAAACAGTGTTTGGTTGCACAAACTGAACTAGATAAACTTGTAAATAATGAACGAACTCTATGCGTTAGTGAAGAAGATCTATGAATAAATTTATTTTTGATGTCGACGGTACTTTAACTCCAAGTAGACAACACATTGACAAAGACTTTAAGAAATTCTTCTTAGACTTTTGTGGAAGCAATGATGTATTCTTGGTAACTGGTAGTGACTATGCAAAAACATTGGAACAACTTGGTGAAGAAATTTGTAACAAAGTCAAAGTAATTTATAATTGCAGTGGCAATGACGTATGGAGTTTAGGTGTAAACCTCTACAGCAATGAGTGGAAGGTTCCGCAAGAGTTGGATAGTCTATTTAATGGATGGTTACAGGCTAGTAGTTTTCCGTTACGTACTGGCAATCACATTGAACACCGTCCAGGCTGTGCAAACTTTAGTATTGTAGGGCGTAATGCTACATTAGGCGAACGTAAACTTTATATCAAACATGACTTGGATAATAGAGAGCGTGAAAGCATTGCTCATCAAATTAATAGTGATTTCAAAGATATTACAGCAAGTGTTGGTGGAGAAACTGGCATAGACATTTACCCTACAGGCTGGGATAAAGGACAAATCATAAACGAGTTCAATTCATTTGACAAACTATACTTCTTTGGTGACAAAACAGAACCAGGTGGTAACGACGAACCATTAGCAAAATTAATTAAACAAACATTTCAAGTTAAAGATTGGCAGGATACATATGAACGCTTACAATATTTTCAAGAGGCAAAAGTAGCAGCATGATAATCGCGGGTTACGGCTTTGTAGGAAAAGCATACGAACTATTGTATAAAGACTTTAGAAGACAAATAGAAGTACACGATCCGCCAAAAGGTATGATTGCAGACTTTGAAAACACAAGTGCAGTTGTAATCTGTGTACCAACACCACAAGCAGAAGATGGTTCGTGTGATATGAGTGCTGTTTATGAAACTGTAGAAAAATGCATGGTAGGCACGCCTATTATGATCAAGAGCACTATTAGTTTAGAAGGTTGGCGAGAATTAAAGCAACGTTTTCCTAAACACAAAATTTGTTTTTCTCCTGAGTTTCTACGTGCTGCAAATTTTATGAATGATATTAAGAATTTAGATCATATCATTTTATCAGGCGATACTAATTACTGGAGAGATCAATGTAGTTATAATTGGCCAAATATTAAACTTAGCATTGTGTCACCTGAAGAAGCCATTGCAATCAAATATTTCCGTAATGCATTCCTTGCTACAAAAGTAAGTTTCTTTAATGAAATGTATGACTTTTGCAAAGCACAAGGAGTTAACTTTGATAGTGTAAGAGGCGGTGTTGTACAAGATTCACGTATTGGACACAGTCATAGTTATGTATATCCTAGTGACGGAGTACGTGGCTGGGGAGGATATTGTTTCCCCAAGGATACAAGTGCTCTATTAAAAATGGCAGAGAACAAAAATATTAATCTAAATACACTTGATGCAGCAGTTGAATATAACAAAAAAATAACTATTGACAAACACAAGAAAACGTAGTACAATAAAGAATAGGAGAAAAATATGAAAGACATTCTACAAGATATCGTAAGCCACACGCACTCGCTTGGCTTTATTACAACACTAAAGGTTGTAGCAGACTCTGATACACAAATCGAAAGCATGGCCGATGATCGTAGTGTGATTATGAGTGCAACAACGCATTCACCAGTTGGCGAATTTACTGGCACATTTGGAATGCCAGACTTAGGCAAACTTGCTTATCACATTAAGAATCCAGAGTATCAGAAAGATGCAAAAATTCAAGTGGTGCAAGCAGATCGCAACGGCGAAACTATTCCAACACACATTCACTTTGAAAATGCAAGTGGTGACTTTGAAAATGATTATCGCTTTATGAACAAAGCAATCATTGAAGAAAAACTAAAGAGTGTAAAGTACAAAGGAAACAGCTGGGACGTAGAGATTAATCCTAGTATGGCTTCTATTGCACGTATGAAGCTGATGGCAGGCGCACACAGTGAAGAAACTGTGTTTCAAGTCAAGACAGAAGACAGTAATTTGAACTTCTACTTTGGTGATGAAGCTACACACGCTGGTTCATTTACATTTGAGCATGGTATCGAAGGTACACTAACGCATACTTGGGCATGGCCAGTTGCACAAACTATTGCTATTCTAAACTTAGATGGCGACAAAACAATGAGTATTACAGACCAAGGCGCTATGAAGATCTCAGTAGACAGCGGCATGACAAAATTTGACTATATTCTTCCGGCTCAACAAAAATAATGAAAACTAACCTTACTGAAACACAAAATGATTATGCAGTATTCTTGCCTAGCATCAGTGGCTTTTATGCTACGTTTGTAGGCAAACAACGTTTTGAAGAATACGTAGATCCTAATCGTGTTCCAGCCGGTATTGGCAATGTAGAAGGCATGAACTTTTTGAATCCTAATGAAGGAGCGTTCCATTATAAGTGGGCGCTCTATTCTGCAGGACATGCTGAATTAGATATCAACAAAGAATCACCTAAAGAGGATATGCTACGCAACCGCGACAGAAATAATAGCTGGTTGTTAGGCGACTCGGGTGGTTTCCAGATTGCCAAAGGCTTGTGGGAAGGCGATTGGACAGATCCTAACTGTCCTAAGGCCCAAAAGAAACGTGAGCTGGTTGTTAACTGGATGGAAGAATACATGGACTACGGCATGATGCTAGATATTCCTACATGGACATTCCAAGATCCAAAGGCCTCTAAGGCAGCAAACATTCACAGCTATCAAGACGCTGTTGATGCTACACACATTAATGCAAAATACTATATGGCAAATATGCGTGGTAACTTTAAAGTACTAAACGTTCTACAAGGCACACACCATACTGATGCTGATAGTTGGTATGAAGAATTTAAACACTATTGCGATCCAAAA